CTTCGCTAACGCTAAATTCGCTATCGCCTCTATCCAATCCATAAATTCTATCTGCCATGTATTTCCCCTATGGTTAAAAAAAGAGCGCCCTTAGAGCGCCCTTTCTGAATTATTCTACGTATTGGATTTTTAAGCTAACTGAGTCAGCCGCATCGTCCGCTGTAGTAATGGTCATGATTACGTCGTACAGTGTTTTAGAATCTTCAGACAAGCCTAGGGCTTCCCATAAAGGTTTTTCAACATCTTCAATGCCGAAAACTGCAGACTCATGAGTAACATCACTGTTAGTTAGAGCCGTACCGATAGCTTGAGCTGAAGCAAATAAATCTGCATCAACTACTGCACCGCCGTCTTCGGTAGTTCTGTATAGTCCAATGTCACCTGCACCGGCAGTGTTATTGCCGTCACAACTTAAAAGGATTTTAGAAACACGAGCGTTTGAAGGAATACTTCCGAAAAAATATTTTGAACCCGCAGAATCTGAACCAGTGGTTTCAATAGTTCCAACGGCTTCTTTAAGAATACCTTTAGAAATATTAGCATCACTTAAAACTTTAGGTGAGCTATCACGGTTAGAGATTGCTGTGGCTTTTGTATCTACTACTGCCATTTTTTACCTCCCTTATTCTGCACACTTAATTTCAACAGTTTTCAACTCTTCAATACGAGTGGCACCCGCAGTCATATAAACATATGATTGAAAAGGAAGACCTTTAAGATCTTTTCTCTGTGAAATATCAGTAGTTATATCGTTCCAAATACCTAAATGCATGCCCGACTTAGCAAACACAGGAACTCGTCTATAAGAAGATCCGTCTACGTCAAGTCTTTCGCAATGAATGAAATTCATTCCTAAGAATTGATTTAAACGTCCATCTACTAGAACGGGTTTTTCGTTGTAATCTAAACTGATTACTTGAGCTTCAGCTAATAAGTCATCTTCTTGTTCTGCAGTTACAATAACTGAGATCATGTCAGAATCCATATCAACTTCGGCAGCTTTCAATTTCTTTCTAGCTTCTCTAAGTTTAGCTACAGTTAAACCTGTATTTCCAGATGCACCAAAGTTCACAGCGATTTGTTGACCCGCTGGAAAAGTAGTACTACCAGAACCGGTTTTGCCAGTCTTAGAAGAACCGAAAAAAGAATCGATTATGATATCATCCATTTTTCTTCCTGCAGCAAAAACAGCGTTTTGCACATAAGAAGATTCTGGATCTGTTAATAGTCTCAACTTGTCAAAACTATCGATTAATTGTGGAAGGTCAAAATCTTGAGGTAAAACCCATCTACGTTCCATTGAAGCGTCAACTCGACCCATTGGCTCGAATCTACCTACAACTTCTTGCATAGAAACCGAACCAATTTGATCTACTGGAGAAGCTTGTTCCCCGATGTAGCTACCAGTGGTAACGGCATTTCTTAATTTTGAACCTTTTTGTTGAAGTAGTAACTCAACTGTAGTTGCGTACTGTTGAGCGTAATGATTTGGAATGTTAATAGACATCTTACGTCCCCCATTAAAAAAGTTATTCTTCTTTTCGAAGGGCTTATCTGTGACCATCACAGGGCTGGCTTCTTACCTTTAAAGTAAAGGTCAAAACTCCCGGCCTTTTCGGCTCAGGAAAACTTAATTTCCCGAGTTATCGATAGATCGATTAAGATTAGATTCTTAGTGAAAACTTTTCAATTGTCAACTCGGATAAGCCATTTCATGAAGATTCGCCATTTTCTTCCTAGAATCTAGATCCCCAGCCTTCCATTTCTAGACAAAAGTGTTATCACCTTTAAGTTTTGAGATTTCAGCCATAGCTCTTTCAGGAGTGAGTACATTTTGTCCAAACCCGTCAACGCTCTTGCCTCCGTCATGATATTTGCTTTCGCCTATCTTTTCCCCAATTGAATTCATCATTTTCATAACTCCGTCAAATCCTATTGATTTTTCCATAGCATCAATAGCTTCTGTGGGAACTCCAAATTCTTTTGCAGCGTTTTGAGCGTTTGCAATGTTTTGGTGATAGGCTTGACCCCATTCTTTTTTAAGATTCATTTCTTGTTTTTGCACATCAGCTTTATAAGCTTCTCCGCCATCTGCCTTTTGGTTATCTACCATTTGATTAAAGCTTTCAATTAAACCTGTTGCTTGATCTTTGGTCATATTCAACTTATGAAAAGCTTCTTTTGCCCAATCAACAAATGTAGCGTCTTCGCCTTCAGGTACAGTTAACTCGTAACCTTCTGCTTTATCGGGCTTTCCGAGTTTTGAATAAAGCTGTTCCCACTCCGGGCTATCCGCAGTTTCAGGCATCTTTAAAAGTCTGTCCTGTGGGACTCCTCTTAACTTCTCTAGATTGATGTAGCTTTCTAAAACGGCTGAAGGGTCTTTAAATCCTTTACCTTCTACATAATCTTTGTGTTCGCTTTTTAGACTGTCCGTCCATTTTATTGGAGCGGGTTCAGATCCCATAGCAGCCGAAGCTGTTTGCCCGACGGCATTAGTTACCGCTCCTGGTTGAGGTGCTACTGCAGCCGAAGCTACGGGTTGTGTTGGTGCGACTGCTGCTGCAGCCCCGATTGCAGGTGATTCCCCGCCACTAGTGGCAGGCGCACCTGTAGATGCGTTGTCTTCCATTTTCTAATCCTTTCGGTATAGGTCCCAAAGTTCATCGGGAGTTAAGTTTAAATAGTTTTGAATTCTAAGCCAAACTTCTCTACGGCCTTCTGCTAATGCATGCAGCCTTGGATCTTCACTGAAAGTCGAAACATCGGCTCTACAAAACTTAGATAAGTCTTTAAGAACCGCTTTTGTGTATATATTCTTTTCGAAAGTAAATTGGTACGCTTGTTTTCTGGACGTCAAGAAACTCTTGACCCTATCGACAACTTCATTTCTTAACATGTATTATCCTTGTTGTGTTTTAGCTATAGACGCCATACTCGGTGCGGCATCTATTGCTTGTTGCTCTTGTTGGGCTTTTTGTCTTTGTTGTCTTTTCTTAGTTATAGTCTCTTTACCATTCATCCATTTAACTGGAACAGCATTTATATCTGCTAACGCTGGAGTTATAACATCAAAATTAAAATGATCTAAAGGGGCTCTATCGCCTGTCACGTTTACATAATTTAAAGTGGACTCTAAAGTTCTTGATAAACCTGAAGCTTCTTCAGCCTTTTGAACTCTTGATAAAGGGGAGTCATACTCAACTTCAAAAGACGCCCCAGCTTCTTGAATAACTGGAGGCATAGGAGGTAGTAAGTTTAGACTTGCTAAAACATCTATCTCTCTTTCAATCTGTGGACCTAATCTTTCTGATTCTTGTCTACCGATTGTAGGGGCTAATAAAATCCCCTTCTCTCTAGTACGCTCCATAACTTCTGTAGCAGTCATCTGTGGAGTATCGACTAAGATTTGAAAGATAGTAACTAAGAAGTTGTCGTTAATTACCTGTCTTTCGTCATCCATTAAATCTTTGCCTATAGCAATATTTCCTGTAGGGAGTGTGTGTACTAAAGGTCTTCCGTCCTTTGATACCCCACCTGCATTTAAGGCCCCGGGCTTTAAAGAAAAAGAATCTAAAACGCCATCGTCATGCACTAGCATTACTGGATCTACCGCTCGGTGTCCCTGTTTTAGCAACGTCTTTTTTTCTTCATTTAAAGTTTTAATCGCTGGCAGAACTTCCATCGCTGGGGAGCGTCCGTAAACTTCTCCCATAGCTTGTTCATACCTTGAAGGTGTGTAAGGGAAAGTGTTATATCCCCCAACCTCTACTACTTCTCGTCCCTCAATAGCAACATAAGTAGATTCATATTCCATACCTCTAAAGTCTAATCTTCCTTCTTCAAAATTCTCGTTTGGTTGTACGAGGTGTATGAAGAAGAATTCCTTAGTATCGTCAATTGCAAAAGCATTTTTAATCGGGGAGGGGAGATTATCTATGCCCCATTTATCTACCGCTTGCCTTGCAGTCATTTCAAAATGTCTTAAAGCTACATCAATTATTCCTTGATGATTTTCTTGGAAATACATTTGCCCCAAGTGACAATTCTTATATCTTAATCCATTTCCTTGGCGGTCTATAAGAGCATCGATGTATAAAGCCCCCGTACCAAAAGCACCTAAAGATTTATAGTTAAGTTGGTTCTGAGAAGAGAAGTTTGCCTTTGGAGCATATCTCTGTCTAAATAAAATATCAGTTACGTCTTCAAACCACATTCTAGCTTGACGGTCTTTCATTAATTCTTTTTGCATCGGCACAACTCTATGCCACTTCTGATTTCTTGGAGTTAATAGAGAATCTAAAATCGCTGCAAATCTATTAAGTGCAATGCTCGCAGTGGAGTCATACACCAACTGAGTTCTTTTGTTCCCTTTTTCTTTTGTATGAGATACAAAACCTTCTGTAGCATTTGGGTAAATCCTATCGGAAATT